TCATCTCTTCCCCCGTTTCCAATCATCAAGCCGGGCATAGATCGTGACCGCGATCCCTCCGAGCGCCACGGCGATGAACACCCATCGGAGTGTGTCGAGGTATGGCACCAGCGGCAGAACGGCGGCCTGCATGTCAGCCAGGACATTCTGCGCGACCTCGACACCGGCCGCACCTACAGTCGCAACCCCCGCCGTCCCGGTGCCTTTCAGTGTCCGGCTTTGCGCCAGCACCTCCCGCGCCTGTGGGGCCTCGGTTGCAAAAGCGGTCGCCCGGATCGGGAACCGCTCACCCCATGAACGCGCTGGGCCCAGATCGATATGCATGAAGCCAGTGCGAGGATATGTGCCAAAGCCAAGGAAACCCACAGCACGGGCGGCTTCCGCGAATTTCACCGGATCATGGTTTGACATGGCGATATCAAAGGCTGTGCCATCCATGTGCTTTGAAGCCTTCGCTCCGCCAACCGCGCGATTGTGCTCAGGACTGCGATAGGCGGAGCGCACGATCAGCGGCTTGCCCAGCCGGTCGCGGAGCGCCTGAAGCTTGTCCAATGCCTCCGGGTGCAGCTTCAACTGGCCCGTGCCGCGGCAGGCGATCTCAGCCGGGCTGAAGTTGGGCCAGCGCCACAGAGTATCGGGGACATCACGAAAATGACGGAAAGTGCGGATGGGATCGGACACCGGGTTCTCCAATGAGGTTGGGAATGACAGGGAACGACCTGCAGCCCGTGAGGCTGCAGGGGATAAAGACGGGTGAATGCAGAACAGAACAGTTGGCATGGCGAGAGAGCCGGTGCCGGTAGCGCGTACGAGTTTCAGCCGCCGTGGCCGAACACCTTCAGCTTCAGCGCAATCCCGGCGAGCAGTGCGAGGATGACGCCGGTGGTGATGATATGCACCGTGGTCTGCACGGCGGTGCGGCGCACAAACCGGATCGAGGCCAGCAGGCTGCGCAAATCACGGATGTCGAGCGCGGCCTCGCCACCATCGAGCCCAACATCGGCCAGCGCGCGTTTTGCGCCTTCCTCGGCCGCACGCGCCAACAGTTCTTCGAACTCGGCGTCTGGCATGCGGACATGGCCCTGCCCGGAGCGGCGCGGGCTCATACGGACAGGATCCCGGCTTCCGTGGGTAGGGTCAGATCGCTCCAGGGGCTGTTATCGACGGGATTGAGCGCCCACGTCGAATAGACCGACGCTGGAGCGATGATGGGCAACGTCACAGCCACCGCATCATGGTTAACGCCTCCCATGCGCAGGAACCCTGCCGTCGCTTGCGGCCCATCGGTTCCCGCCTGTGCGATCTGCTTGAGATGCACGCCTGCTACTGCCGAGATGGCTGCCGGGCCGGTGGGGCCGCTTAGGGAAAAGGAGAGACGCTGGGCCGGAAGTGTGCTGGCAACGCGGGATGCAAGATTACCATCCTTGAGCGCATCGACGCTGCCGATTAGCTCGTTGTAGGTCGCCACAGTATTAGGAACACGGCGGACGAAGCGGCGTCCAATGGTGGAAACACCGTCGAGGAGCGCGATATGGGCATAATACCATGTGAAGTTGGAGAATGAGCCGTGCAATCCGCCATTGCCGAAGACCAGATGCGCCGGCTTGCCCTTGCCAGCCGTATTGGCCGCCGTGGCCGTGCTCTGCAGCACACCGTCGACGAAAAATTCGATGGTGATGTCGGTATCGACCGCCAGCCGGACATCGACCCATTGCGGCTGGCCGCTGGTGGCAAAGTAGCTGGACGATCCCTGCAGGGTCGTGTCGCCATGGGCTTCGGCATGATAGCGGTTGGTGCTGCTCAGCGGCCGGACCCGGGCAAGTAGACCATTGCTGGCGCTGAAGAAGTCGAGGAAGGCCGCACTGGCTTCTATAATGTTATGCGCGTCACTGCTGGGCGGCACGTAGCGAAACCCAAGCCACAGATCGCCCGTCGGTGAAGCATGTGTGATCCTGAATGGCGCATAGACGCTGCGCGCGCCGGTGAACCGCAGTGTATTGACGTCGAGGGTTGCGTCAAACCCTGCAGTGACTGTGCTGAGATAACCCGAGATGCCGGAGATATCCGTGGGCTGATGCCCAAGATGCAGGATGTGTGTCATGGCAGTTCCACTTCGATGTAGAGGGTTGCGTGTGCGGCGGTGAGCAAGCTGCTGCCGCCATGCTCGATAAAGATCGATGCGACAGAGTTGGTCAGGCGGCTATCGCCACCCATGTCGATCCAGAGATCGGCCGCCCCAATGGTCAGGTTCTTGTCCCAGGCAAACTCAAGGTAAGCATGTGCCTCAAAGATGCGCAGGTCCGGTTCTTCAAAGCCCAACGCGCGCACGCTGGGCGGGACCGGATAGCTGAACTGCGAGGGCTGGGAGCGTAGGGTACCGCCGTCGCCGGGATTGCGCCCGTGGACCTGCGGATAGAAGGCAGCGCTGCCACCTGCAGTCCAGGTGGGTGCCCCGCTCACCGGATCGTCGCGCCAGACACCGTTCTTGCCGATCCACAGACTGGCGGCGGCGGGGTCTAGCACGAACATCAGCACATCGGCTGCCCCGAAGGGGGCAAGCCCAGTGAGACGCTGACTGGCCGAGGCGGTGTTCGAGGACCAGAGCGTGCCATTACCACGATAGCCGATCGAGCCAAGCGTGATCGGGTTGTTGCCGGTGTCGAATTCATCGCGCTGCGCATCAGAGACGACGCCCATGTAGCCGTCGAAGCTGGCGGCCCCACTTGCGGCGCAGAGCACCTCCCAATAACGCCGCCCGTCCGAGGGCAGGATCGCCTTCGCGGTGGGGACCCAGCGCTGATAGTTGGACCCGCCCGAGGTATTTATGGCGGTCTGATTGCCATCTGACAGCGTGTAGCCCGGTGGCTGTCGCGTCACGTCGAGTTGCCAGACAAAGCCGATATCGACCGGCGGCGCGGTATCGCCGCCTTGCACCAGGATTGCCGCGCGCATCATGAACAGGCTCACGTCACGGCCCCCGCCAGTGCGCCCTGAACAACCCAGGCATCCGCCCCGCGCTTCACGAGGGCTGCGCCCGACCATTGGCCATCGAGCGCGACCGAGCCGCCTGTTACGCCGTTAAGCGTGACCCCAGTTGCTGCCGCGACAGTGGCGATCCCGGCGCCGACCTGCGTGACATTGACCAGTGTGCCGATCTCGAAGGGCACGGTCGCCTCGGGCGGGATCGTGACGGTGACGGCCGACGAACCAGTTGTCTCGAGAATGCTTCCCAGATCGACGGTTTCCAGCGTATGGCTGGTGGCCGTCAACGTCCGGATAAGCACCACACCGGGACGCGGCACCTCGACCCATGCGCCGCCCGTGAAACGGACATGCCGCGCTTCGTCGCCGATCCAGACCTGCCAGCCCTCCTCAGGGGTCAGGTAGACCCATGCGGCCACCCCGGCTGGCGACTGGTCCCAGAGGGCGAGCGCGTTGGCATTGGCGCCTGCTGTGGCGGGCACGATGGCGATCTGTCCCGCCGTGCCGGTGACAGGCAGTGCGGCAGTCCGCGATGTGGCACGCCCCTGAACCAGTGCCGAGAGGCGACGCAGGTCTTCGCTGAGGCTGGTGCCCCAATCGCGCTGGCCGGAGTCATAAAAGGCGCGCAGCCCCAGCCCCGGCATGATCCGTTCGGGCATGCTTGTCCTCGCTTGTCGTTGAGAAGGTGGAAGTGATGCTGTTTGTGATCGCGCTCAGCTGCCCCAGAGAAAGCCCCAGCCACGATCCCATCCGGCGGCGAAAGGCGCGGTCAGCTGGTACCGGCGCGCTTCCCGGTCGGTGAGCCAGCTGCCTCCGACCAACCGGCGCGATCGGACGGCGATGTCAATTTCAGCCGTGCGATCCGGCGCGCCGGTTTCGGGGATGGCCTCGGGCGCCAGCGTCCAGCTTGTGCCGCTGCCAGCGTCGATGACGATGCTGGGCGGCATGATGGCCACGCCGGTGTCAGAGTCAATCCAGCGCACCTCGATCGCATAGCCGACGCCCGGCTCCGGCCCGATGGAGCCGCCCGTGTGATCGACGATGACCGGGCTGGTCTGGGTGAGGCGATCGCGATGGGCCCACGTCAGAACCAGATCACCGGCCACCAACACATCGACATCGGGCGTGTAACTACCATTGCCTTGCACCCGCCCGGGCGGCAGGGGTCGGATGGCCCGTCTGTTCAGCGTCACGCTGTCTTCCGGGGCCAGCGCAAAGGCGAGCGTGCCGCGGCCGGTCTCGGGCAGTAACCGCACCGCAAGTGCTTCTCCCGCCGCCCAGCTTTCTTCAGTGATCCGCGCACCTTCGTCAAAGAAGACCACCGGCGTGCCTGCCGCATGCGCGCGCGGTACGGTGTCGAGGCAGCCCCGGGCTACGGTGAGGGCTGTGGAAGTGATCCCGTCGACGCGGACTAATTCGCCGTCGATGCTGGCCAGCGTGCCAATCCCGACCTCGCCAATGTCGCGCCACCCAGAGACGGGGATGACTCGCGCCTCCGGATCGTCCGACAAATCGGCCGACAACAACGCCGTCGGCGCGAATGCGACCACGCCCTCCTGTGCAGGACCGGTACCAGGGTCGATCCAGAGTTCTGCCACCAGCGCGTCGGCGCTGGGACGTTCGCCAGTAGCGACCAGCGCGCCCGCATCCGGATCCTCTGACAGAATGCGGTCGGCCTCGCTGTGGCCCAACTCGCGGACCAGCAGCCAATACGGGGCCTCCGCGACCATGCGCCGGGTCAGCGCCCGTGGCGGTGCGGCGACTCCTGTGCCAGTGGGCATGCGCCCGCCAGCAATGGCGGTGGCCCCCAGTGCAAAGACATCCTCGGCGAGCTTGAGGCGGATACCGTTGTCGCGGCCGTCGCCCTGGCCGATCTCAGAGATGCGCATGACGACGTCATTGAGTCCCAGCCGACCCGACTGCAGCCGGATCACATCGCCGGGCCCGAGGTCCGCGCCTTGCCGGTTCACCACGATCTCGCCCGACAGCAGCGGCACCGAAAGGGCCCGCAGGTCGCGCTCAGCCACGCGGATCGCCAGCCCCTGATAGCGGATGCCCGGATAGTCCAGTGTGGTCGCGATGACTTCGCCCATGGCCTGAACCCTGGCCGTGTCAGTCACGCTGACCGCACCCGTGTCATCCGTCCAGGCATCAGTGAAGCGCACGGTGACGCTGTTCACGAGGTCCGAGGGCGCGCGCCGCCCCAGCCGACCCCAGTCCACAACATTGGTGTCGTCGAAGAGTGGCAGGCTGGCCGCGACATAATCCGCCCGGATGAGCTTGAGCTCCCAGAGCCCGGTGCGCCGGTCGATGAACAGCGTGGCGTCGATGTGGTTGAGAACGCTGCCGATGAAATCCTCGATGGAACTGTCCTGTTGCCAGATCAGCGAAAGGCCGAACCCCTCGGTGTAGAGCGTATCCGCCGCGCCGGTAAAACTCGCCCCGATCTCGACTGTGGAATAGCCCAGACCCCAGTCGCGGTTGGTCAGGCATTCGCGGATGATATGCGCGGGGTTCATATCGGGCCCGTTGCCGAAGGCCCCGCGCAGGGAGGCGACCAGCGCCTGCGGGTTCCCGGGCGGGATCACTGGCACGCCGTCGACAGGCGTGTTGTCGATGCGCGCGGTGAAGGTCGTGTTGGTCAGCGCGATGTTGAAGCCGAAAATGTCTGCCGGCGGCAGGGTGGCGATGGTGGTGACTGCTGTATCAACCGAGGAGACTGGTGATGGCTCACCATCTGTTACGAAGATGACAATCCTGCGCTTGGACCCGCCACCGGCAAAAAAGGTCGCTGCTTGTGAAAAGGCTGCGTTAAAGCTGGTGCCGCCCGAGGTGCTGTTTGACAGCGCCAGCATCCAGGCCTCGAGCGCTGCATAATCGTCTGGACCCATGTCGCGCCGTTCGATCGCGCCTGCGACGCCCGCGTTCCACAGCACGATGCGTATGTCATTGGGCCGGTCAGGATCGACACTCGCCCCGATCTCGCGGATCAGCGCCGCGACGCCCGCCTTCTGCGCCGCCATACGTGTTCCCGACATCGAGCCCGAGACATCAAGTGCTACGTAGATCGCCGCATCCGAGATATTGGCCTCTGGCACGATGGGGGCCTTGCCTGGATACCATTGTACTGAACCCGCTTCGCCGGTCAGCACCCGGGTCACGCGCACGGCCCAAGGCTTCAGATAAGGGTTGATGCCGAGATACACCTGCCGCAGCACCAGGCTGCAAAGCCCGCGATAGGCTGGCACATCTCCATTTATGCGTGCCGCAAGATAGTCGTTCTGCCCCTGGCCCGGCCCGCCCATCAGCACATCGACATTACCGACGATCCCACCCTCACGGCTTTCTCCACCAAAGAGGTCTGGCTTGTCGATCCGGATGCGCCCACCACCCGCACCGGCATTACTGGCGGCAGTCGTTGCCTCGAACACCTCAACCGACTGCGCCGGGAAGCTCAGTCCTTCGGGGAGGACGGACCAAGAGGTGACATTGCTGGCGGCATTGAAGGCAACGCCGCGCAGCGTGACCGTCTGGCTCGCGCCATTCGCCAGCCGCAAGCGGTAGTCCCGGCCGATCCGCACCCCGGCCCGCGTCCCCAAAAAGTTGGTTGTGGCGCCAGTGTCGCCTGCGAGGGCGGCGGTGGCGACCATGCCCGCAACCGTGCCGATGCGCACTTCGACTGCCGCGCCACCGCCCGAGACACTGCTGCCTGTGGTGACTGACCAGGCAGTGCGGCGGTCGACAAGGATCTCCCGGATCGCATCGATCGGCCCGTGGCAAAGCGCCATATGCATTCCGAGCGAATAGCGAAAACCGACCGTCTGCGCCTTGCTACGCCCGCCCATCGCTGGCCTCCATCGTTGCGGCGCGCGTTTTGGCGACCTGAATTACTGGTTCCACCAGCGCGTCATTGGTGGCGCGCAAGCGATCAGCGTCTATCCCGTGGGTCAGAAAATCCTGCCAGTCCAACCCATGACGGCGGAACCATGGCCGCACACCGGCGAGGCAATAGCGAGCATCGCGAAGGTCATGGATTGTCACGCGCGTCACTTCTTGCCGCCTTTCTTCTTGATCGGGTCCACTTTCAGATCCCCCGCCCAGACCACGTTGGGTCCGGTGATCAGCACGGTGCCAAAGATGACCGGGATTGGGCGGCCTTCCTCGGCCGTGGGCAGGCTGAAATCATCAAGCCCCGCAGCGAGAGGCTTTTCGACCTTCGGGCGCGGGCTCAGCGCATAGGATATCGCCGAGAGCACCAACCCGAGAACGAGCTGCGCGATGAAGTTCCAGACCATGATGAATTCTCAGACGATAGAGCCGCCGCCGAAGGGGTTGCGGCCGGGGATTTCGGGAAAGCCCCCGAAGTTCTCGAGATTGCCGAACTTGGCCGCGCAGGTGCTGGCGCGCAGATCGCAACCCGGGGCGATGTCGGCGAGGACTGGGAGGGGGTCGCCCGTATCCGGGTCGACTTCCGGCATGGTGAGCGCTGCGGCCAGTTCCGGCATCGGGCGCGAGAGCGTTATGGTCCCGGCTGAGTGGCCATTGATGAACCCGAGTTGCGTTCCGAACCGCAGCACACCGCCGCGATACCAGCCGTTCGGTGCGTTGGCAGCTTCGGGGATTGTCACCGACGATACGCCATTTGCAGTGGCTGTCACTGTGCCTGTAAGCCAGGAAAGCGCGATGTCGAGCCCACAGCCCCTTCCGTAGAGGGCATGACGGCAGAGCCGCTGGTATTTTGCCCGCACACCCGCGCGGCGCAGCGTGCTAAAGATAGACTCCGCCTGCAGCAAAATGCGCTGGCCCTCGACCTCTGCGCCCACCACACGGCCCTTCCAATGGGCCACCGTCTCGCCCAGCACCTGCTCGTGGCCGCGAAAGATGGTCAGCGTGACAGGCGTATTGCCCAAGGGGGCAAGGAAGCGCCGTGCAAAGGAATGCGAGAGCGGCCAGGTCAGTTCCAGCCGCCCGCGCTCGATCTCGCTTGTCTGCACCACATCGCCATGCGCAACGGCGGCAGGTTCCCATGTGATCATGTCCCCGGTGCCGCCCACGCTGGTCCATGCCCTCGCGCGGCTGGTAAAACGCCAGACCTGATCGCCCTCCACGAACTGGTAGAGGTAATAGGGGCGGCCCTCGGCTGGGGAGGTCTCGACGGAGGTGTAGGTCATGCAGGAACCTCGATGACAGGCAGTGTTACCTCGCTGGAAACGGCCCCGTGTTGGATCTCGACGCGGTCGGCATCCGAGCGCATCGCGGTCAGGAAATGCACCTTGGTCGTGAGTGGGACCGGTTCTCCGAGGTTCGAGGACAGTGTTAGACGATGATCCGCTCCCTCGACGATGGCGGCGGTGATCGTGCGGAAGCGCAGCGCGCCGGGCATCTCCAGCATGATCGGGCGGCCCACATAGGCCGCGAGGGATGCGACCGGTGCCACGCGCATCAGCACCGATCCTGACGTCATGGCCGTGCGCAATTGCAGCTCATAGCCCCACGTAGGCACCCAGAAGCTGGTTTGCCGCCCCCGGAGCGACCAGAGCCAGCGGCGCAGGGCGTGACGCGCGCTCAGACCTTGTGCCTTCAGCGTGATCGTCTCGCTCCGCTCGAAGACATCGCGCATCGACTCCACCACAACGGGTCCGAAGCCATTGTCGACATATTCGACGGCACGGCGCAGGCTGGCGGTGAGCGGGCGGCGCACAAGGCTCTGGTCTGTTTGCACCGGGCGGTTGAGATAGATCGGCATTGCCGGTGCCGCGAGATCTGGCGCATCGCGTAGCAGAAAACTGGCGGTGACAGTGCCATCGCCCTGCCTGCGGCGCACGATCTCGACCGCTGAGGTCAGCAAGCCCGCCCGGATCGGTGCGACCGTGACCCTCTGCGCCACCACAGTTGGGCTGGGCAGCTGAAGAACCAGCGGGTCAGCCAGGATCAACCGGTCAGCCTGAACGCTGGCGATGACTACCGGCACCGACGCCTCGCCATCGACCGCAATCGCCGCCCTCTCGCCGCCACGGAAATCCGACAGACCCGTGTCGAGCAGGATCTCACTCGCGCCCTGCACCAGGTCTGCCCCTGGCTGCAGCGCCATGTGCCAGAGCGGCACAAGCCAGTCGCTCGCAAATCCTGCCCGCGCCAGTTCCGCAGCACGGGCCATGCCAAGCGCGTCCAGACGATGGCGAAAGGTCGCGATCTCGCGCGGGCGGGGCCGGAGTGCGATGCGCTGTTCCCCCAGCTTCGCCTGCAGCACATCAGTGCGCCATTCCATCACCTCGGTGATCTCCTGCGCCGCCGGGAAGGACCAGAGCAGCGGCGGGGGCAGGCCTACCTGCTCAGGCATTCAATGCACTCCGATTGCGACGGATAACGTTCAGGATGGTCCGCTCACCGGAGGCCGTGGCGAGGTAGTCGCCGACCACGGACGGGTCGAGGACGTTGATGATGCGGGTCGACATGTCCTGCGCGGGTTGCGTCGCTCCGGCGCCGTTCATCTCCACCCCGAGCCGCCCGTCACGCCCGCGGCGCAACGGCAGGATCGCCTCGGGCCCGGCCTCACCCATCAGCCCGATGCCGCGCGAGAACGGAAACACTGTGGGACGGTTCACCACGCCACCGCGGGCAAAGGCGGTCAGTTCTTGACCCCCGGCGAAAACGCCGCCGCGGGCAAAGCCGAAGAGGCTTGCGAAGAAACCGCCACCGCCTCCCATGCCGGAAAAGGCGTTGATCAGCGCGTTCTCAATCGGCTTGAAGGCCGCCTCGATCAGCCGGTTGGCAAGGTTTTGGGCGATGTTTGAGACAGCGCTGGCGAAGGTCTCCCAGCTTAACTCACCTGACTTGAGCGCATCCTTGATCGGCCCGACGATGTCCTGTGCCAGACCTTGGGCGATCTCGCGCGAGCGTTCCTGCGCGGCACGAACGGCCTCAGTTGTGGCCTCCCACGCATTACGGGCGGTGTCCGCCGCCTCGCGCAGCGCTTGACCAGCGCTGCGACCGGCACCACCCGCACGCCCTGCGGTCTCACCGGTCGCGTCCAGCGCTTCCCCCAGCCCTTCGGCGGCAGTGCGCGCGCCTGTGAGTGCGGTTTCAGCCTCAACACCGCTTGCGGCGACCGCCTCGCGCAGGGCGGCCACTGACTCCAGCGGCGCGGTCGCTGCCTCGACCACACCCGTCATCGTCGCGCGCAGCGCCTCGGCTTGACCGCGCGCTTCCTCGGCATAAGCACCGAGCCCGATGTCGGGCATCTTGATCGGCTCGGTATTGAATGCCGCCTGAAACGCTGCCCGGGCCTCGGCCCCAGCTTCAGTTGCCGACCCCGCGAAAGGATTGTCGATCCGGCCCAGTTCCAGATTGCCGATCAACGAGACACGTCGCTCGATACCCAGCGCCTCGAGGCCCGTATTGATCCCGTCCAGAAATCCATTGATGCGCTCACCAACGCCATTGAGCATCGCCTCGACGCCTGCGATCAGCGCATTCGCTGCCTGGAACGCGAAATCACCAATCGCAGCGGGCAGCGCGCCCCAGAGCACCTTGATCGCCTCAAACGCCCCCTGAAACGTATTGATCGCCGCATTGCCAAATCCGACCACCGCTTCCAGCGAGGCCTGCAGTGCCTCGGCGATGGCAGCCTTCATCTCGGCCCAGCTGGCCATGATCGCGAGCCCCATAGCGACAGCACCCAGCTGCATGCGTTCCCACACCTCGCGTGCGAGATCGCCCAGAAGCGAGAGCGCGTTGCCGAACCCGCCCGCGCCGCGCACCAGCCGCCCAAACCAGTGGATCAGTTCTCCTGCCGCGACGACGAGGCCGATGAGTGGCAGACGCAGCAGCGCCCCGCGCAGGATCACCAGCGCCATGGCAAGTCCGCGCACTGAGACCGCCGCGGCAATCTTGGCCGCAACAAAGCGCCCAGCCATCAGGGTAGCAATTCCTATGGCATAGGCTGTCAGCCGTCCAAGGTTCTCGAAAAGTGTCCGAATGGCGATGCCGAGCGGCCCTGTGGTGCGTGCCACCGCGGCCATCGCATTGGCCACGGCTTCCAGCGCAGGCGCTGCGGCGACCGCCAGCTGGTTTGAGAGCCCGCGCCAGATCAACCCCAACCGCGAGATCGCATCGTTGGTGCGCTCGATCTGGGCAGCGTCCTGATCGGACACAACCACCCCGAAATCGCGCACGTCCTGCGTGGCCTGCCGCAGTGTGGCTGTGTCGATGCGCGTGAACACCAGCCCAGCGCGATCCCCGAAGAGTTGCGAGGCCACCGCAGCGCGTTCGGCTTCTGGCACGAATTCCGCCAGCCGGTCCTGGATCAGCGCAATACGCTGGTCCAGCGGCAGTGCCTGCAACTCGGCTGCTGACAGTCGCAAACGGTCGAGCGCATCTGCAGCAGGGCCCGTGCCAGCAGCGGCCTGGCTCAGCCGTCGCGTCAACTGCATGGCGGCCTGTTCGACCTGACCCATCGACACGCCGGCCAGATCGCCTGCGCGTTCCAGCACCTGAATGCTCTCGACCGTAGTGTCGAGCGAGGCGGCCAGCTTGGCCTGTGCATCCACCGTCTGCAGCCCTGAGCGGATCATCGCCGTGGCCGCCGCCGCAATGGCTACAGATGCTGCGGCCATCGCCACCCGCGCTCGCCGCGCAAACGCGGCCAGCCGGGTATTTGCGCCTTCCATTTCACGTGACAGCCGACCAAAGCCGCGCGATCCAGCTTCGCCGACACCTTCCAGCTCGGCTTTCACTTGGCGCCCGCCAGTGGCGGACAGGCGCACGCTGACACGTTTTTCAGTCATCTTGTCCTGCCATCTGCTCGTTAAGCTGCCGCACCATCACCGCCTCAATGACGGGAAGGAATTCGACCGCTGCGCGACAATCCACGCCCAGTGCCTCGGCCATGGCGAGTGCTGCGCTCATGTCCCAGCCCAACACAACGCCGGGCACGGCCCGGATCTGGCCACCAAGCCGACCGGCCAGGTCCCAGACCTGCCAGCCCTCCAGCGTGCGCGGTGCATGAATTACTTGCGGGCAGTCTTTGCAGTTTTGCGTACACGCGGCGCAGTAGCCTTCGCCCCCGCCGTAGCCCCAGTCGGCGAGGGCGCGGAGGCGTTTTTTTCCTGTTCCAGCTCCAGACCCTTGGCCACATAGCCCATCTGGAAGCGCTCAAAGATCGGCCACATGTCGAGGAGGGCTGCAATGCCTTCGGGCGTTACCGGTGTCGGATTACCGTCTGCATCACCGACGCCCTCCCAATCGAGAATGGCACGGTCTGCCAGCACCTTGCCAAAGATCACCGCGATCTCGTCGTCGCTGGTCCCTTCCGGCAGACCCCGCACGGCGGGGTCGCTGCGTGCAGCCACCATCAGTGCCGTGGTCAGCGGTTCGACCAGGACGCGGACGCCAAGGCCAAGATCGAGCCAGTATGGCTCACGGGCGAGATTCAGGCGCAGCATGGTCAATATTCCTCAATGCTGTTGATCAGGGTGATCGTGCACATCCGCCCGAGAATGGCATCGCGCGCGGTCTGCCAGTCGAATGTGGCCTGCACGCCCTGGGGCCCGGAAATCTCAACGCGTGGGCGGGGCAGATAGACGGCGTGGGCGGTGAGTGTCAGAGCTTCACCTGAGGGCAAAACATAAGCGAAGGTCATCTCGCAGGGATCGCCATTGATTGCCTGGTTCACCAGCACCTGGTCAGCAAAGCGAACCTCGATCCGCCCGGTCAGCGCAGCGATGGAGGGATCGGCGCCATCAATGCGTCCGTCCGAGCGGATGGTTTCCACGCGGTCGAGGTTGTTTGCATAGGTGATCTCGGCTGAGACAATATTGCCAAGGGCCGCGCCGTTGCGCGTGATCGCACCGTTGAAATGGCCGAAACGCTGGAGGGCGAGATCGGCGAGCGTGCCGGCTGTGGATGCGGCAGCAATGGCCTCGCCCTGCGCCACCAAGCTCGCTGTCGCGGTCAGTAGCCCCGAGCGCTGCATCTGCCACGACAAAGTATCAAGCACGCAGCCCGAATACATGGCATATCGCGGCACCTCGGGCATGCCGGTCTCGATGGACATCGAGGGCAGCATCCAGCCGCCCGAGCGGAACTCATGGGTATAGGGCGCGGCGGTGCCGGTTGTCGTGGGGTGGCCGAAGGCCGCCTTGAGCCAGAAGCCGAAGCCCTGTGCATCAATCGGCACGATGACGTTGCCGTCAGCCGTCACCGCATCCTTGATCGGTGCCAGCGGATCGCGGCCATAGCCCAGAAGCTCACTGTTCAGCAGCGGCTGCTCTGCACCCAGCGTCGCGCTGGCAAAGGGCATGCGGGAGAAGCCGCTGGCTGGCGGCGTTCCATAGGTTGTCTCGAACGCAAGCGCCATCTGCGCCCGCGCTCCTTGAGCTCGTGCCATGTTTCTCTCCTTGGATTGTCGAGGTCAGGCCAGCGGGTCGGCCGTTGAATAATGCAGCACCACCGGGATCACGGCAGCCTTCAGACTGGCCGCGCCCTCGACGGGCAGATCGACGGGGCGTGGCGCTTCGGCCTCGACCCAGTCGCAGAGGCCGCCCAACGTGCGGTCGGCAACAATCGCGGCTCCGATGCTGGCGGTCAATGTGTCGAAGGCGGCGTCGCGGGCGGTGCCCTGCACGACGGCCTCGATCTCGGTGAGAACGGCGGTGCAAAACTCGGCCACGGTAGCGGCGGGATAGTCCTGCTGCGG